GATTACTACCCGTTCTTTGATTGTATCGAGTTTCTCGAAAGTCTTGAGAATTAGCGATGAACGTACTTTCTCAATCTGATGAGATCGCCGCATAAATGCGGGTATCATTGGATTAACGAGATACGGAAGTTTGCTAAGGTCACTACTTTCTAATCCTTTTGTGGCTATACCGATGTATATGCTTCCGCATACACCTCTGTGTGCCCTCAGAAGGGACATTAAGGGATGCTTAGATATATCAGGGTTCTCCTCGGATTCCAAGACGAGCCCTAGGGCGCCCATATCAGGAATCGAATTTAATTCGTTCATGTATAGGCTCCTTGCTCTGGTCTTGATGTAGTTAAGTTTGATTTCATCGAACTCGGCCTGTACAAGCAGGCTGTCTACATTCTCCCATGGATCGTCGGTTACCCTAAATTGGGGCCTAGAACCGGGATAAGAGATCAGCGCACGTGTCCGCAATGATTTGTTTCCTTTAGGAAACACCTCATTCCAGACTTCTTGGACGGGTCTTGGTAAGTTATTGCTAACTATACCTCGCTCGAAGGCCAGTTTGATTAAATTAGGTACAAGAAGATAGTTATTTATAGCAGACTCGATAGCGTCATAGGGTAAAGGGGAAATCTCCTGACCGTTTAGGAAGAGTCTCTTGCCAATTTCTGCAGAACTTGGGTTACCCCAAGATTCTAAAGATTTTGACTCTGAGATCTCAATCCCAAAGCGGTTGAGAAAACTCCTATACTCTTTAGACACTGTCTCGTCAAAGATGGTTACATCATCACCAATGATACAATAGTCTTTAAAGGAAGGTTTCCCAACTTTTAAAGCTAATGCTTCAATGGTGATGTGATGCGTCATTGCAAAGGTCGCCCATGAGCTTAGTAGGCCCATAGGTTGTCCTGTGCCATAACGTATCGCTGTACCATCTGCCATAAAATCTCTATCAACCATTAGCTTTCTCCATAAACTAGCAATGGTTGGATTGTACAAACCACTAAGGACTCTCTCTTGTATAAATATAGGGAAGCGATCAGTTGCTGATGTCAAATCAAATGATGAGACATAGCAGCGAGTCGCCGTCCTACTTTTAACAAATTGAGAAATCCTGTTGTGGGATGACGTTCCATCCGTTGTAAGTTTACCGAGACAGCGGTATAGTGATTTGTGTAAAGGTTTAAGGCAATCTTGCGTAAACCAGTCCCCAA